GCCGCGACGTTAGTCGTGTTGAACTGGCCGCCCATGTTGTTGACACCAGACGAGGATATGATCTGCGCCATAGCAGATGCCGAAGTGTTACCCATCTGATTAAATCCGCCGGTATATCTAGCGTTAAATGGAATTAAAGAGGACGTTCTTGCAGTCGGGCCGCCGACAGTTGTAGACCCCGTCAAGATATTTCCTCCACTCCAATCAACATGGCGATCGGTCAGCGCGAAAGGTGCGAAATTCCCGGCCGCACCCATCGGCACGATTCCGATCAGGGCCGACGCAATGTAGCCGGACGGGAGCGCCACACCGGCCACTTCCGGCGCCTTCGCTGCAGTCGCATCCGTAACGAAGATACCGGCGCCTGCCACCAAACCATATGCCGCATAGATCGCAGCAAAGCCATTCGCTGCTGGCGTTGTACCAACAACGCCTCCGATTCCGCTGCCGCTCAGCGAAACGGCCTTGCTGAACGCGCCAAGCATGTATGACTGGCCGCCGAGAGCCGTTTTAACAACGATCTCATCGGCGTTGAAAGTTGCGCTCGGACCCGTGGTGCCGAGAAACGCCGACACGTTGCGGGCCGCCCCGATTGCCGGCGTGTACATCTTCTGCAGCGCAGCGTTGACCTGGTTGTAGGTCGTCTTTGCGCGCGTGATGCCGGCGGCTGCCAGGATTGAGCACAGCTCTTCCTGAATCATGTTCAGCCACGAGCCGCGTACATTCGTTGCAGGCGTACCGGTCGCCGGATTGCCTTCCGTGAAAAACCCCTCGGTTCCGGCCGCCTCGGGCACGGGGAGTGAGGTCGCTGCCGTTGCGTCATCAATGCGATACATGTGGCCTCTTATACGTAGGCGAAGATTGGAATCGTGTGGGCGGGCATGATCGCCCTGAATTCACACTCGAGCACTGCATTTCCCCACGACGCAAGGGGGTCACCGGCGGCCATTGCGCCAGCGGTTGCGCGCACAACCGTGTTTAGCGGCGCGGTTATCTTCCAAGCAAAATTCCAGTCATATCCGTAACACGGCATGCCGGCGCGCAGTTGTCCGGCGCGGGCCTGCGAGAACTGTTGGATGGTGACCGTGTAACCGAGACTTGCGGCAAAGCCGATGAAATATGGGATTGATGCGCCACCTATGTTGGTGAAACGCGCGATAACCTGGCTTCGGCGCTGAGGTATCGTCGGCGCGGCACCGGCGCACGGATCAGGCAGGCCGAGCGTTGACTCCCATTCGGGAAGCAGTTCGTAGGTCGTCGATGGGAACGAATCGATCAGCAGGTAGTTGGCGCGCGCCGTTTGGCGCTCATAGCACGGGGCCAACCCTGAAAGCACCTGCGTCTGGACTGCGTCTGCATCGCGTGGCCAAACCCGGCCCCGCGGCAAAAGCGCCTGCATCGCGGCGAGAAAATTCGCCGCGGTGAAGTTTGGTGCGAGCATTGGGCCCTCAGCTATAGATCACATTGGCAAGCACAGGCAGAGAGCCAAAGCTGCCTTGGATGTTTCCCGGGTAGGTCGTAGTCGTCACGCCAATCACGCCTTGCACAAGCGTGATAACGAAGCCGCTCGTTCCTGAGATCGCAGCAATCGCCGACTCGATGTCGTCCCGGTTGATTGTTCCAGCGCGTGGATCGCCGTTCCGGAAAAACACATCCGCGATGGCCGCCGAGATGGCCGCACGCGTGGCCGTCGATGCTGATGTCAGACCGGAGATGGTGAACGTCAGGTTGTTCGCGATCGGCGAGACGGAGTAAATCAGGGCTGCGACAGGTTGCTCAGTCACGATCGTGTCGGCCACAACGAGCTGGTCGCCCGTTGCTATCGACCCGCGTGGAATGCCGCCGGGCCCCTTGTCGTATTGCGAGACCCCATTGGTCCCTTGCGGGAAGCCGCCGTGAGCCGCTTCAGCGTCGTCCCACATCGTGTAAATCACGACCGTCCCCGCACCGAAATTATTCGGTGCGCACCATGCTCGTGTGACCCCTGCGACGGCTAGAGCCCATCCGACGTAGTCGTTGACGTCACCGCCCTGCGGCGTGTTCTGATAGGCCTCGAGCATCCGGCTGCGAAGCGAGTCGTTGTCTTCGATGTCGGCGCCAGACTGCACATTCGCTGCGACGGTGCCGCTCGACTGGATTCCATCGACAGTGGCGCCCAGGGTCATGGTCGCGCCAACATCAGTGTTCCCCACAGATCCTGCGACGTCTGCGAGCACCGTGACAGTGACTGTTCCACTACCACCGACTGACTGGGTTGCTGTCGTCGTGTATGAGGTGCCATCGCTTCGAATGACCGGGGTTCCCGCATTCAGCGGCTTGCCGACCGTTCCGTTGAAGACGACCGAGAAACTCGCTGGCGTTGCGGCCTTCCGGTAGACCTTCTTGAGAGCCGCCCACCCTTCCAGATATTCATCTTCAGCAGTAAATGGAACTGCCTGCAATGAGATCCAGTCGAGATAGCCCATGTGCATGTTCGACATGCCGGCCTGCACCTTGCCGACGATCTTCAATACCGCGAACCGCAGCAGCGCGTCGGCACCTTCCAGCGCGGACGCAATATCGGCCGCCACCTCAGTAATCAAGGTGGAAAGCGTCTTTCTTTGGAATGGCATATCAGGAGAGCTGGTTCCAGGCCCACGCGTACGTCAGCGGTATCTGCGGGCCGGTCGGTTGATAGAGGATGATCTGCGCACCGAGAAACGTGTCGCGCGTCCATTCCGTCTGCACATCGATGCTCGCGACGACTCCATCGTCGACAAGCCACTGCAAAGCCTCGACGATGTAGTCGCGCGCGTTGTTGAGCACTTCCTGAGTCTGTTTCGACCTGTCCAGCAGCCAGAGCCGCGACCCGATCGGCTTGTCCTCACCGATGTCGCCCCACCAACCCCGCGGATCGCCGGTACCGTCGGGAATAACGTCATCCGGATTCGCCTGGCGATCGGTGAAGAGGCTCACAAGAACGGCCGACTGAAGATCGTTGCCCGTCACCAGTGCCGGCGCGATGAACTGCCAATCACCCCGGCTGTTGTCGACGTCCCAAATTACCGAGATGTCGGACATTTCTACTCCTGTTGAGTGGGCGCTTGCGTATTGATCGTGCTGCTGCCCGTCTGAACGTTATTGATCGGATGGGTGTGGCCGTTCGCGACCGAGCGCATCCCTGCCATGGTTCGAGTGTTCGTGTTGCAGTTGTCGAGGATGTCTCCCGAGCATTTCAGCATCGGTGTATCCGCGAACACTTCTGGCGTGTTGGTGATAGTCACGGGGTTGCCACCGCCATTTACAACGATGCCCGCAGCCGAGAGATAAACCGATTGCCCGCTGTCGTCGTAGATCGCCACCTCACCGGTCGCGAGCCCCTTCATTCGATACTTCGCGTTGGACGTCGCGATCACGATCCCATCGTTGCGATCGCCGTTTTTGGATGCGATCACCGCCTGGGTGCCATTCGGAGGATTCGAGGTGAAGCCGTACTCGGCGTAGCGCGGAATATCTGGAATCAACTCCAGACCGTTGACGCGCAGTTGCAGTATCTGCACGGGCTTCGTGTCGTCGACGAGCGTGACCGAGCCGCGCGCCATCATTAGCAGAATCCGGCGCGCCAGCCTGTTCAATTGGTCGAGCATTATTGCTGGGTTCCTGTCTGGATCGATTCGTCCATCGGCAATACGTCGAGCGCAATCGGCTCCGGCAGGAAACCTTGGCGCGGCCCGAAGACCAATTCGGCATGCGTCCCCAACTTGTCGAGGATGAATGTCACCTCAGCAAGCAGCAGAATCGTGTTCTCGGGCACACCGACCGTATCGGCCGACACCGGGTAGTTGGTATTCGGGATCCACGGTGAACCGCTCGCGTCACGCCAGTTATCGACTAGCACACGCACGCGTCGCGAACGTCCATAGGACCTCGACGCCATCCAGTTCACGCGCTTTTCGACGAATCGACGGTCGGTCGCGCTTTGCTCAGAGACAAAGTACGTTGGTCGGAACCGCCCAGTGCTGTTCTTCGCCACCACGGTGACGACAGGAAGGTTCGTGACACCCTCGTCGTCCGCTCCGGCGCTGTACGCGCTCAGCACCGCATTGAACGTGCTGAAGGTCCCGAGCGTGCTTTTAGTGCACACGATCGCCTCGATGTTCTGCCCAAGAGCCACACCTGACGCGCCCAATTCCGTACCGGCGGTTGAGATCGTCAGTTCACCCTCTTCGCTCTCGAAAACGAGCAGACCGCAATAGCGCGCATAGCGCTCTATCACTTCCCACGCCGTTTCGGTAATGCTCACGAGCTGACGCGGCAAGACAGGCAGCTGGTCGAGAATCGCCTGTGTCCCGTTCGGAGGAACAAACACGCTCACACCATACGGCGCCGTGATCGCTGCGCACAGCGCCGTGAGCGTCGTGTTGGCATTGACCTTGTCGATACGGCACGAGCAGTCAACCATATCGGCAAGCCGGCCGCGACCGGTGAGCGTGATCACGTGCGCCTTCGGCGTCAGCGTCTGCTCAATCGTCTCGATGAAGCCAGACAGCACGACATCGTCGCCGATCGAGATCTTGGCCGGCGCGCCCTCGCGACCAACCAGCTTCAGCGTGTTCGCATCGGCAGAGCAAGTCAGCTCAAACGACGACGTCGCGACTTCGATGGACCGGGAGATCCGTACAGCCTTCCACCCCGTCAGCATCAGACCATCATCGGTAAGCAGCACTCGAACTTCGTCTGCGGACGGCTTCGCGCCAACGGTATCGACGATGCGGTCGGCACTCGGCATCAGAAGTTCCCAGGTGAATACGAATATTGATCGCCCAAAGGCGCTTGCTGCCTATCGGTGGTTAGTGTTGCATCTACGTTCGGCGACGATTCGACATTCACGCTCGTGCCCGGCGGCGCATTCTTGTGGACGATCTCAATTCGCATCTTTCCTGGCGTTCCAGTAGCATCGCCGAGTTGGCTGTCGAGCTCGCGTGCAATGTCCGATCGGATCGCGGCCTCTCCGGCCTTGTCCGTCGGACGCTCGTACAGCGAGGAGATACGTTCCGCAGCTTGCGCTGCGTCATTTGATTGCAGGAGCGCGTTACCGGCGTTCGCTTCAGTGTGCTGCAACTCCCACAACGAAAAGCCCATCTGCTCTTCGGGTTTGGCGAGTGCAAGCGGGCGGCCAGACCATTGCTCATAGAGTTTCTGGCGATCCGGACCCCACTGAAACAGGCCTGCGAATTTCCCGCTGTCGTCGACGGCGCGTTCGTCCAAACTGCTTTCACGGAATGCATTGGCC